GGCCAAGTCATATCCCAAGGAAAGCCAGCTTCTTTAGGCAAGTCACGCAAGGCTTGACGGTATGTTGCCCATGCTGCTTTATCTACTGGCGCATCAGCAACTTGTGTCCAATCGCATTTAGATAGCTTATCGTCACGTTGCTGGCGTACCGATGCGGCTTGGGCTGCGTCAGTTGTTGCCTTGGCTTCATCATCCATATCGGCAACAGAATACTTGGTAAACCATTGACCGCCGATTTCTTGGACGCCATCACGATATGCCACTTGGTAACGTGTAGGTTGGGCTTGTGGGCCTTCCAGAACAGGGTCAACCCCAATAGCTTCCATGACTTCAACAGTCAGTTGAGCGTAAGAAGGGCCGTTGTTAGCTGCCAAGTAAGAGCGCAGTTCGCTCTCAAACATAACTTGGCCTGTTGATTTCAGTCGTAATTCCATGATGTGTCCTTATGCGATTGCGAGGAAAATGTAGCTAGCAGCATTGGTATTGATTGCTGCCAAAACAGAAGCATTGACTGCAAAACCTGTGGTTACTGATGTTACAGAGCCGAGCGTAGCCGATTCAGCCGCCGTGCTGTTCATCAACAAATACGGGTCAGTCAATGTCGTCATGCCACGGGCTGTGTCGTAAACGTACCAGTCACCAGTGCTGTCTGTGCGCTTAATCAGCACAAAGCGAGCGCCACCAGCAAAGCCGCAATTGATGGTTTGTGTTGTGCCGTTGCCTGTGTAGCTGCCTACTTTGCTCACGCCGGGGCAGGTTGCAAAGAGGTAGGCAACATATGTATCACCGCTATTATTAACAGCAACATTTGGGCTAATCGAAAAAACAGTATTAGTGGGCGATGTGTTATTCCAAATTGCATTAGTTTGTGTAGCATTTGTCAAGTTTAACGTAACAGTTTGATTGTTTCCGAGACTTTGACTATAAACAGGCCATGCTCTAGCAGTAGACCTACATTTAACAATAATTAACTCAGGCGCAACACCCAAGTTGTGCGCTTGGGTTGTTGCACTTCCCGTACCTGTATAGCAAACTACATCAAAAAAATTAGGGGCGCGGCGAAAGTTCCAACTACTTATTGTTGAATCAGCACTTTGACCAGAAAAATATGCACCAGTTTGAGAATCTACTTGATAATTAGCAAATCCTTCTGCTGATGTGCTACTTGTAGCTAATGTATTTGTTGAGCCTCTTAATCTATCTGCAAAAGTTGCTACAACAGGGCCAGCCGCACCTGTTCTGGTAGAACGTGTAAATAAATCTACTGGAAAATTAGACAAAAAATTTGGGTTTGTTGCAGACCCTGTTCCGCTTGATGGCCCCTGTAAAACAGGCGCAAACACCTTAGTCGGGTCAGTAGGCACAGCCATTGGGCCTCTGCGTATGGCTATGTAGATGAATGAAGTTGAAGTTGGATAACTATTAGGGTCTGATTTAAACCCAGTTGATGTTATTGAAAGTGTAGTTCCACCGCCTGTATTTTCAGCAGATGATGTGTTTGCCGCTAAAAGCGGATTATTTGAAAAATTAACAGGCGTAGAAGTAAATCCTCGCATATTATCTTCTATAACCCAATCTGATGTGCTGCTTGTTGCTTTTGTAATCACAAATTGAGGTTCATAACCAAGCGTTACAGTAGCATTACCTGACCCATTAGTAGTAAACGACCCACAAGTAATCACATTGTCTGTACCCGTCAGGCCAAAGCCTCCTGCGTTAGAGGCAAATAGGTAGGCAACGTAAGTGCCGCCAGAAGTATTTACATCTGTCCCTGTGCCAATAGTAAATTGTGTTGAAGTTGGTGCTGTATTATTCCAAAATACTGACTGTGCGCTTTGTGCATCTGTAAGATTTAAATATGTAACATAATTTTGCGGGTTTGTTCCGTTATTTGTACCAGAATGATAAACAGACCAATTTCCTGCTGTATCAGTTTGTTTAACAATAATGCAACCCGGAATTGAACCAAGATTGTGAGCAATGTTTTTAACAGAACCTGTTCCAGTATATGTCACAACATCAAAAAACTTTGGCTGCTTGCGGAATGTCCATGATGCAAATTTATTTCCATTTCCATTAACATATCCAGCAAACCTATCAGCACCCAAACTAAAACCATTTGTATTAAATGATGTTAATGTTGTTGCGTCTGTAACTGTTGCTGCATTTGTGTTTGTTACTAAATATTTACCTGCACCTTGAGCCGTATCAAACGAATTATTGTTACCCGTAACATCTCTAATTTTTATCCAAACAAAACCACCTTTGGTAGATAAATCAATACCATTAGTAATTGTTTGATTTGCACCAGTGCCTGTATAAACATAAGTGCTAAATACATTCTCTACATAAACAGGCACAACTGCCTTACCACCGCCATACGCATCTTGCGTGTCATTACCAGAAGTTTGTTGCAATGGCATCGCTAATCCTTATTTGTATTGTGTCAGGCTTGCCAATACGGTATATGCAGCACTTCCTGTTTTAACGACCGCATACCTATAGACGTCAAGTCCAGACGCATTACCAGCACTAGGAGCGCCGCCAATCCACTTAGGCGTTACAGATGTGCCGTCAATCGTTACAGCGTTGTTGTAGTAAGCCGTAGAACCTTGCGTAGTAATCAGCGTGAATGTAACCGATTGGCCTGTCGACAAAGCCGTGTTCAACGATGTGCCAGAACTGAAAGCGATATTCAGCGTCCAGTTATTAGCAGCGCTGGTTGTGTAGTATTGAACCGAGCCGCTTTGAACGTAAAAGTTAGTCGTAGCAGAGGGTGCAGCAGCCACCACGTTGACCGTTTCGTTGCTATCCAGCAAAGTAGTGCCAAACGTGCTTGTAGAGCCGTTAAACGTCTGTGTGGCTGTCCAAGTATTAGCGGCGCTAAGTGAAACGCCAGAGCTAGGCGTAGCAAAAGAAAGCGTCCCGCTGCCGTTGGTTTGCAAGAACTGGCCTGTCGAGCCGTCTGCGCTAGGCAAAGTGAATGAAACGGTAGACGATGTGTTAGGGCCAACTAAATTGACCGCACCGCCGCTATTTGCTTGGAATACTAATTGACCCATGATTGTCCTTTAAGGTGCAATGTAAATAATGTTATTGACAGTCAGAGCGCCTGTCGAGGGGTTGAACTTCAGCTTAGTTGAACTTGTATTTACCGCATTATTTCCAGAAGTTGCTGACACTATCGTTGGATAGTATGTCGCATTTGTGGAAGTATTGTCAGTAATCGCTACGTTTGTTGCATTGGTCGCTGTTGTTGCCGTGGTCGCAGTCGATGCGTTACCCGTCAAAGCGCCCACAAAAGTAGTTGAAGTGACGCTAGTCAACCCCGCAATCGTTGTAGCACTTGAACCCAAGCTAATAGCGGTCGAGCCAACCGTTATTGATGAATTGTTAAGGGCAGCGTTAGGGATGCTGGTCAAAGATGCGCCAGAACCGCTAAAAACAGTCGCCGTGAGCGTTCCTGTTGATGGGTTGAACTGATACTTAGTCGAACTGGTGTATTCAGTTGTCAGATTGCCGCTAGTAGCAGAGGCAAACAATGGATAACGGGTTGCGTTGGTCGTGGTGTCGTCTGTGACCGTAGCGTAAGCCGTTGGAGTTGACCAAGTTGGTGCGCCTGTGCCGTTGCTTGTCAGCACTTGGCCTGTCGTCCCTGCCGCCGATATAGCAAAAGCAGAAGCGCCAGAATAAACAATCCCGCCAGCAACAGCGGTCAAGTTAGCGTTTGTGCCGCCATAACCAAGGCCAACAACGTTACCGTTCCATGTGCCGTTTGTGTAAGAACCAGCCCAATTCAACGTGTTAGTCGACCAGCTTGCGTTGCTAGGCGGCGAATTATGGTAATCCCACGACCCTGCTGCTGTTGAGTTGCTCAACAAAACAACTGTAATGTAAGCGCCTGATTGAACCGTGGCAACCGTAGTGGACGAATTGTTTTGAATAACAATCGTGCCGCTAGATTGGTTATTGTTAAACGTAAACGTAGCGCCATTGGGCAGCGTAGTTGCATCAGGCAGTTTAATCGTCTGACCGCCAGAGCCTGTAATGGCCCAATTCTGGACAGAAGAAGCTGTCAGCGTAATCAATGTGCCAGCAGCTTGGCTTGTGTAGCCTTCAAACAAGCAATTAGTAGTGACGTTGCCGTTTGCATCACGCAAAACAACCGAGTTAGCGCCGCTGGATGATGTAACACCAGTACCGCCATTAGCGACAGCCAAAGTGCCAGCCAATGTAACAGCGCCAGATGTGCCTGTGGAAGGCGTTAAACCCGTTGTGCCGCCGCTAAACGTAGAGACAAAGTTGCCAGTAAGGGCAGATGTAGGAATCGTTGTAGAGGCTGTCATAGCCCCTGTGCCGTTCCCATAAACATAGCCTGTCAGCGCAGTAGCACCTGTGCCGCCGTTAGCCACATTTAACGTGCCGCCTAGCGTTACAGCGCCTGTCGATGACGTGGAAGGCGTAAAGCCTGTCGTCCCTGCTGAGAAGCTAAGAACACCAGTATTGGCGATAGTTACTGCGCTGGAGCCGTTATATGAGCTGCCAGATAGTCCAGTACCAATAGTAAGGGCGTAGGGAGCCGAGGCAGTAATCGATCCGCTGCCACCCAGAGAAATGCTAGTACCATTAACCGTAATACTAGAATTCGCCAAGGAACTATTGGGTATCGCTGCATTAATCTGGCTCGGTGCAATACTGATAGCAGTAGACCCTGCCGATGTTAACTGACCTTGAGCGTTTACAGTAAAAGTGCCAACACTAGATGCAGAGCCGTAAGAACCAGCCGTTACCGCCGTGTTGGTAATGCTGAATGTGTAGCCTGTAAGCGTCAGTCCTGTTCCAGCACTATAAGTGGACGAAACAGAGAAATTAGACCATGTAATCGGTGTCGTGCCTAATGTGCCGCCTGGCTGAACGTAGCAATACCAAGCCGTTCCATTTTGCGAACCAGATTCAACAAAAACGATTGCTGAAATATATTGGTTGTATGTGCTTGCGTCTGGTGCGTAAGTCCAAGCACCGCTAGAGGCGATATAAATGCCGTTTAGGGCTTGGTTAGACTGATTCTTAACCAATACCCGAGCGCCAGCCGTGACCGTTACCGTATCAATTGTCTGCAAACCAGACAGCGTAATGTTGGCTGTGGTCGCACAAAGAACTGGCTGCTTCCAAGAAAGTCCCGCAGCGGTAGCGTCAACATATAGCTTATTTGCTATATCTGTGGGATTCGCTGGAGTTGTAGCCACAGTTCCCGTGGTCGTTGCCATCGAGGTAAAAGTAGCCGCAGCGGGGACAGAACCACCGATAATTGAGCTATCAATGGTCGAATTCGTGATTGTTAGCCCTGATTGAATAGGGCTGATTGAGGCATAGAACGGCTGACCCTGACCGATAAACGTATTGAATGTGTTATCCAAATTGAACAACGCCTGTACGGGCAGTATGTTCTGGTCTACGGTTTTATTAGGGCCAGCCATTTTTTTCCTTACGATTGGTCAACCGTTGGAGTAACGTAGACCAAGTTAGAGCTAGTAGTAGCAATTGCGGTCACATAAACAGGATATTGCATATTAACAGCCGGAACAGCGATCAAGATCGGTGTTTGCATGGCTGGCGGTAACACAAAATCCCCAAATGTCCCGTCTGTTGGCAATTTTGCCACATCGCTCGAAATAGTGCTGAATTTGATAGCAACAGTCGCTGTACCAGTATTGGTGCAAGCCACAAAGTTAATCAAATCAGGCGTATTCGAGGTCAGCGCAACAGCAGAGTGGGCGGCAGTACCAACGGACAAGCCGAGGGTTTGACCACCAAGTCTGAAAGCAGACGTATTTGCCATGATTAGACAGCGTTAATAGGCAAAGGATAGTTTTCAGCACGAACGATCTGGAATTCGTAAATACCAGCGGCGGGCGTAGCTGAAGAAGCTGTCACATTACCAAACTGAATGGTCAAAACGTTGTTGGTCAAACAATCGCACTCAGCAATAAAAATGCCAGTTGTTTGATTAGCGATATAGCCTTGGGCAACGATGATGTCGGTAGTCAACAAGCCAGGCAAAGCAAAAGTTTGAACAGCGGTAGTGTTGGCAGCAACAGCAGCAGGGGTAATGCTAGGGCCGATATAAAAGGTTTCGTGGGAATTGCCACGGGTAACGGTCGTAGATGACATGATATTCCTTTAAAAAAGGTTATGTGATTGTAGCTTTAAAAGCAGAAAAAGCCATCTTTTTTAGGGATGGCCTTTCCTTACTTCACTTCAGATTACAGCAAGGGAGTGCTGAAATCGTAGCAGTAAACGTAGACGTCAAAGGTTGCGCCAGCCACGGGAGTGGTCAGGCCAGTAACGTTGACATACAGCGTTTGTGTGGTCAGAGCAGTAGTTTGTGCGGAAGGTGAAGTCACAGACACGCCGTTGACAGTTGTCAAGTTAGCGATAGTGACAGAGCCGTACAAGCTAGAGCCGCCAGAAGTGGTCGAGACACCCACAGCCAAACCAGTTGTAGTACCGACAGCAGCGCCATTGGCGTTCATGTTGGTAACAATCAGGGATTGGGGCAA